CATAGATTTTAATATTTCATCTCTTCGTACTACAGATTTTTTCACAAATTCTTTTCGTTCAAATAAAATTTTATTTTGTTTGGTCTTGATAACTTTAGATTTTAAGGTTTTCAGTGCCTTTTCTATTCCGTCTTTTTTTACGTCTACTATTAGCATATTATTACAAATATCGCGATTTATTAAAAAATTTTTGACTATGGGGTTTTTTTGTACTATCTTTTTACAAAGAAATAAACCGTGACAATAATGAAATGTAATGAAAAAAGGAAAAAGTGTAAAGTTAAATCTGTATAGTCCAATCAAATCTGTATATGGTACTGTGGATTCAAAAAATTTAAAATCGTTATACATAAACATTCAATCATGGGTTTCCCCAAAATTTGACCACGATAATTGGAATCGTGTAGTATGTAATCTCAGCAGAGAAATAAAACATTCAGTATTCAATTCTATTGACGCTGAACTATTCAAAGAACAAAGTATTGTTGATTTGGATTTAAGAACAAGTGGTATATCACATGGAAAAAAATCATTTTTTAACTTGGAAGTTAACTTGTACACTACAAAAGAATTTGACTTCAAATCCCCCGAACTCAAAGAATCTGTAAAAAAAATAATAAGAAATATTGTAAGAGATAATGTAATCGAAAACAAATACTTTGACTTTTCAATTTCCAAAAGTAAATAAAGTCAGAACATTGATATATTTATCTTAAAAACTATTGATGAAACAACTAAGAATTTTAGAAGCGAACGAAGTCGGTCATGGTATATTGATTGAGACGGATGCGGGTTGGGTTTCCCCAAAAGATATTCGCAATGCGGATGTACTGAGAGAATCAGCCAACTTAGATTATAGGAACCCATTTGAGTTCTATGCTGTATTACAGAAATACAACACACCAAACAGAAACGGGAGATTTTACCCTGAAAGAATATTAAAAAGAGAAGCCGAGAACTATAAAAAGGCAATTGATAAAGGTTTATCAACTTCAGAACTTAATCACCCTGAGTCGTCTCTAATTGACTTGGATAGGGTTTCACACATCATAACAGACATATGGTGGGATAAGAATATCCTTATGGGTAAACTTAAATTATTAACATCACCAGGTTTTCATGAGAGAGGTATTGTATCAACTAAAGGAGACCAAGCAGCAAACTTGATGAGACAAGGTGTTACTATGGGAGTTTCTTCAAGAGGAGTAGGTTCCTTGAAAAAAGTTGGTGAGAGAAATGAAGTACAAGATGATTTTGAGTTAATTTGTTTTGACTTGGTATCATCACCATCTACACCAGGTGCTTATTTGTTTACTAATCCTAATGATAGAGATAAATACGAAGAGAACTTAGAAGAAGAAAAAAAGTATAAATCACCTGAAAATTCAGAATTTCAATCCAAAGGAGTTGACTTAATGAGAAAATTAACCGATTATTTGAAAAAATAAAATTTAATTATGGAAGAAAAATTCTTTGTTGCGAAAATTCAGTATGATTTACCTGATGAAAACAGTGGTAAAATTAAAAAAATTAGAGAGGAAAAACTTGTAAGAGGTTATTCTGTTACAGATGTGGAAGCTAAGGTTACGAAAAAATATGAGGGGTTCACTCATGATTGGAGAATAACTTCAGTATCTGAAAGTAAAATTGATGAGGTTATTGAATAATTGATTTTTTAAAAGATTTAATAAAAGTGGTCGTAATTGACCACTTTTTTTTTGCTTGTACATATTTATATGTTGATATTGTAACACCTGTTTTTGGTGTTTATAATCATAAAACATTAAAAAATAAAAGATATCATACCTAAGGTGAGGTATTTTTTGGTTTTTGGTAATATTTATTAAGTAAAATAAATAGATTTTCTATATGAAAGAAAACAAATTAGTTCAAGAGGCGCTAATTCAAATGAAACAAGTTGAAGAAGCAATTGCCGAAAATGCAAAAGGAATACTTGCTTCTACCATGAAGGAAGAAATCAACCAATTAGTAAAAGAATCTCTTTCAGAGCAATCTGACGATGAAGATGAGGTTGAATTAGATGCTGACATGGATATGTCCGCTGATAATGATGAAGTAGACATGGACATGGATATGGACTCAGATGATGAATCTGAAGATATGGAAATGGACTTTGATATGGATTCAGACGAAACTCCAATTGATTTAACTGACGCTTCTGACGAAGAAATTTTAAAAGTATTTAAGGCTATGGGTGAAGACGACGGAATCATCGTAAAAAAAGATGGTGAAAACGTACACTTATCAGATAATAATGCTGATGTAGAATATCTTGTTAAGCTTGGTGAATCTGAAGATGACATGATGGAAGATGATATGATGTCTGATGACATGATGGAAGATGACATGATGGTTGACGATGGAGAATTTGATGAGTCAGTTGACGATGTTATTGACGCTATTTTTAGTGGAAATATGTCAAAGGTAGATTCTGAAGATATGTCTGATGACGAAGAAGTTGTTTACGAAATTACATTAGATGATGATTCTGAAATGATGGAAGACGACATGGAAGATTCTGAAATGATGGAAGACGACATGGAAGATTCTGAAATGATGGAAGAAGATGATTTTGAAATGATGGAAGAAGATGACATGGAAGATGACAACATGATGGAATCTAAAAGCACAATTAAACCTAAAGGTGTCGGTATGGGTAAACCTAAATTTGATTACAAGAAAACAACAGGTGGATTTAAAGAAGACATGAAACAAGGTCCTAAATCTGTTGGTACTGGTAAAGCAAAATTTGATTACAAAAAAGGAGCTAACATGGAAGGTAAATCTAAAATTGTTAAAGCTGAAACTAAAGAAGGTGATTACGGAATGAATAGAGGTGATAAATCTAAAACCATGAAAGGTAAAGAAGATTACACCACTAAAAAAGGTATGACAAATTCTAAAGGAGAAAAGGCTTTTGAAAAAGAAGAAACCAAAGAAGCTGCTAGAACATACGGAATGGGGTCTAAAGAAGGTAGAGGTTTAAGAAAAGGTATCACTCCAAACAGAAACTATGTTTATGGTAAGAATGGTGTTAAAACTGAATCTACTCAAGAAGAAGTTAGAATGTTGAGAGAAAAAAATGAAGAGTACAGAAAAGCATTAAATGTTTTTAGAGAAAAACTTAATGAAGTTGCAATCTTCAATTCAAATTTAGCTTACGCTACAAGATTGTTTACAGAACACTCAACTACTAAGAAAGAAAAAATAAACATCCTAAGAAGATTTGACGATGTTGAAACTTTAAAAGAATCTAAAAATCTTTATAGGTCAATCAAAGACGAATTATCTAAGGTAGAAACAAAATCAATTAATGAATCAGTAGGCTCAAAATTAAATAAAACAGTTACTACAGGTTCATCAACAACTCTAATTGAATCAAAAACTTATGAAAATCCTCAGTTCTTAAGAATGAAAGATTTAATGGGTAAATTAGGGTAAAAATAAAATTAAAATAAACTAAAAACAAAAACAAATACTAAAATGGGAGCATTATTAGAATCAGGTCTTGTTGGTAACATTGGGTTAAAACACCTTAAAGTTATCAAAGAAGATACAATCAACAAATGGGACAAATTAGGCTTTTTAGAAGGTCTTAAAGGTCACATGAGAGAAAACGTAGCTCAATTATACGAAAACCAAGCATCATTTTTAATTAATGAAGCATCATCTACATCTGATACAGGTGCATTTGAAACAGTGGTTTTCCCAATTGTTAGACGTGTATTCTCTAAATTATTAGCAAACGACATCGTTTCAGTACAAGCAATGAACTTACCTATCGGTAAATTATTCTACTTTGTACCTAACATTCAAGCGTACACTGACCCTGCAAACTTGGCAACAACGGGTATTCACTACGCACCGTATGGTTCACCAAACGCTGCTGCTGACCAAACACCTAACAGTGGTTACGACTACAACAACACTAAAGACCTTTACGATAGATTCTACGAAGGTAACGAACCAGCATTAGACCCACCAGGTTTATTTGACTATTCTAAAGGACAATATTCTGCAATCACAGCTCCAGTTGTAACTGTATCTTGGTTAGCAGACCAATTAGTTCCAACAGGTTATAGTACTGACAACTACAGAAAAGTTCTTATTGTTATGTCAGGTTTTGCTGCTGATGGTGCTGGTAAATTAATCGGTCCTGATGGTCAACCAATGGATAACGAAGCGTTTTTATCTGATTTAACTATCTATGGTGTTGCAGGTAATAACTACA